TTCTCTTATTAATAAGATAGCTTTAGCAAGGATAAAACAAGATGAAACTAAGGGCAGCATGAAGGCAAAAAGAAAGAGAGCAGGATGGGACAGTTCTTTCCTTGCCAAATTGATACCATAGAGTAATGCGTCGGCCCTGCTGTATTCCCGGCATCATCGTAGGCTATAAGTTGAAAACGCTTGGTAGTGGCGGTTACAAAGTAGCTGCTCACGTCCATCTCAAAGTCGTAGGTGTCTCCTGTGGCTGACGAAGCTCGGTTGAAGATGTATGTTTCCAATGTATGACCTGTGTCGCGGTCTTTGAGCAGCACCTTTTCTATCATGTTGCTCAATTCTTGGTTACCCTGCATGGTCACGCTTCGCACAGCAGCACGCATCACAACACTACCTCCTGCCTTGGCATATAACGGACTTTGTTCAAACTGTATGCTTACAATGGTGCCTGTGCTTTCCCCACCTCCGCCACCTACAGCAAACTGCACTTCATCGCCAACGCCCTCTTGCTCGGCATTAACAAGTTGTAGCTTCACCACGCCTTGCGTCTCGGTATCAATGTACAGGTTGGTAGGTATGCTTGCGTATGCTCCGCCTGTTGAGAAGGCTTCCTTGCCGTCTTTTTCTGGGGTGTCTGATGTCGGCACGGCATTGTTACCGCCACCTCCGAACTCTACCCAAGGTTTCAAGTCGGCTGGGTTGATGTCGGCCACGGTGCGTGTAAACTGATAGGCTTCCCATTTTGGCGAACCGTTACTTGTCACATCGGCTGTCTTGTACGTCAGCACAACTCCGCTTTTCATGTACTTTAGACCGCTTTCTTTCTCTTTGTCCTGCACGGCTTTGATGGCGGTCGAAAGGGTGTACTCAGTATCTTCACAGATGTCGTTCACATTCACGGTGTTGCCTATGGCACTGCCGTTGCTTCCGAAGTCAGTCCAGTTAGCCTCGGTTTTCCAATCTGTTTCTGTTTTCTTGCCGTAGTTCGTCCACTGCTTGTTTTGTATGCCTGTTTCTGAAAGGAATGATAGAACAATACCGGGCTTCATATAGCGCACGCTGTTCTCCAAATCGAAGATTTTTTCAAGCACAACAGATAGTGTCACCTCCCTTTCGCCCAACGATAGCAGGTTATTGGCATTGATTGTGTTGCGACATAGTAGTTCTGTGGAGGTATTTTCTATCAGTTGACGGTTGATGTCAGCTGTACTCTCCACCTCGTCCATACGTTCCTGAAGGTCGGCTCCTTCATTACCAGGAAATGCTGTGCCGCTGGTATGACCCAACGCCAAGTCAGAAGCGATTGGAACAAGTTTGCTTCCTCCCCAACGATAACTTTTATTACTGGTCACATCCATGAATATTTTACCGCTGTGCGGTATTACGCCATTATAACCTCCATCACCAAAAAGGTCAGCATCAATCCAATTATTATAATATGTGACAGTTTCCTCTCCTTCAGTGTTCTGTGTGGTATAGGCTAATACAAATACCTCCTTTGCCTTGTTGTAAACAACGGAGCATCCCTCATCTGTGGATTTCATAGAGAGCGATAACATCTGAGCTGTCACGTTTTCTTCGATGCCTCTAAACTCCAACACGTCATCCACATATCCAGGCAGATACTGAGAGGGCACTTGACCATTCTCGTCCAATGGAGCGATACCATTATCTTCACCTTTGGTAGCTTTAAACTTGTCAAGGTCGCCTTGCACTCCACTCACGCCTTTCTTCAGATTGGCAATATCTGTCTGTGCCGTTCCCATCTGGGTGTTGAGGCTGTTGATGTTTGTGGAGTTGGTGGTCTGCGTACTGCGTAGGCTCTTGATGTCCTCCTTGTTCTGGTTCACGTCCACCTTAACGGCTTCAAGGTCGGCTGTCATATTCTCCACAGCTTCCATATACTCGGTACTATCCACTGTGGGATTACCCTTTAGCAAGGGGTTACCGCTACTATCCACCTGCGCCACCCATGTACCACCATCTGCCACAAAGAGCTGTCCTAAGTGGTCGGATGCAGCACTACCTTCTACGGTCACCAATGCCCACCAACCTTCATGCGGATTTGGGTATGCCTCGCGCAGTTGCACTGCTGTCTTAAACAAACCCTTATTCGGTCCCTTGATGTTCTTGGCTTCAAGCCAACCCTCAACTTTTAAGTTGTGACCTACGGTCATGGAACCGCGCACCGTACCCGAACCACCCATACTGACGTTGCGGCCTACGGCCACATCACCATCTATCTGTTTTGTAGGTATTGAACTCATTATTCCATTATTGATTTTGCCAAGGCGTTCAACTGCTCTGCACGGTCATTTGCGCCATAGGCGGTTAATACTAATGCTGCCGTAGTATAGACAACGGCTGTGTAACAACGCTCGCTAATATCAATGCCATCATCATCATCTATTTGGGGATAAGGGAGATATGTGGCACGTTTGACGTAGGCATCCGTGCTGTTGCACGAGTAGAACTCCAACGCCTTGCCCTCTGCCCGGTTCACCACTGCACAAACAGGCTTCTGTACGTTGCCACGCACTCCCTTATATCTTGACGATTGCAGGTCATAGAGTGGGTCGTCCACCGAAATGGCATTGTAGCAGGTACGCTCCCAGTCGCTCATGCAGAATGTTATCAACCGCATAAAGTCATCGGGCAACAGAGTCCAGCCACTACCATTTTCCTCCCAAAACACACTATCTCCAAAGTCGTGTCCCTCTTCCAACAGAAAGGTCGGTGCAGTGGTTTCTACCCTGCGCACGGCTTCTTCTATCTTCGAGCGTATAATCTCGTTCAACGATAAGGTGTCAATGTCCTCATCGCTGATGAGCTGCTCGCTACTTTTGTTCTCGTCAATGGCAATACGCACATCTTGCGAGACGGTTTCTATATTGTACACCATATCGTCTCCCGTTTACTTCTCTTTATTCTCGTTGGCAAATGTGATTGTCACACCATAGGTCAAGCCAGCAGCCTTGATGTCATCACGGTTTCGCATTGAGCCGGGCTTAATACCAAAGTTCTTCAAGAGATAATCCTTAGCCTCTTGATTGTCGGTAAACTCCACCTCGGTCTTGCCCTCTGCAGTTGCGCTCTCTTCGGCTACATCATCTGTTGCTTCCTCCTCGGTTGCTTCCTCCTCGGTTGCCTCGTCTGATGTTTCCTCAGTATCAGCAGATGCATCGGTTTCTTTTTCCTCGACCTCATCTGCATTGGCATCATCGGTCGGCTCGTCAGCTGCGCCCATAACATCATCCTTCACCACTGGCTTAGAAACGCTTAAAGAGGCTTCGTTAGGCTTATCTTCTGCCACTGCCTTTTTAGCAACTGCAGCTTGCTGTATGCTTGGTTTTACTGGATTGCGCTCAATGCGCACCTCCTCGTCAAGCTCAATGGTGTTCACCACCGTAATACGTCCACGCTTAAAGTCACTGCTGTTTTCAATAGCGTGCTGCACAAGGAAGTCGCTTGTCGTGTACTTTGCAGGGTTCTGTCCAATAGCGGTCATTGAGCCGTCTATGAACAATACTTTGAGCGTGGCTCTGCCTATCTTGATGATAGATTGATATTCCATCATGCCGTACACTCCGTAGGTTATTCTCTTCTTTTTCATTTTCGTTGAATGATTATAATAATAAAGGCGGACGGCATTGCTACCTATCCGCCTCTATTGGTTGATGATTGGTTTAATTAACTTTTAGTTACTCGGTGGCCATAACCTCACCTGCATACTCAATCCATGCCTCGCTCTTATACTGCCACATCTGACCGCTAACAGCTTCGGCATTGATGCCTGGGCAATCCTGCAACAGGTAGTACACGCCTCCCTCAACTGGCGATGTTGGTGCTTCCGCGCTGTCCCACAGATGTATCTGCACAGCTGTGCTGTTCTCATTATCACCCTCACCGTTAATCCATATATGGCATGAGCCTTTGAGTGCAAGTGCATCCCACACAAGGAGTGCCTCGCGTGTTGCCTCCTCACCCTCAACACGGTCTTTCGACGAGTGCTCTGCTGAGTACTGATAGTGTACAAGGCGGTCGGGAGCTACGATAAATGCAGAGTTGCTCCACTTCAAGCGGTCAAGGGTCGGGTCGTGCTTAAATTCGATGTCGCCGAATACGGTGTGGAAGTTGGTCACCACCCAACCTACGGGGTTAGTCTTGGTCGTAATCTGAATTTCGGGATGCTTCGAGTAGTCGATGCACTGGATATTCTCCAAAAAGTTCTTACCACAAAGGGCAATAACGCTCTTTGGTACATCCTCGCCCGTAAAGGTCATCTTCGCCAAAGCGATGATTTCCTCAACAGTCCACTTGCCTGTGTGGTTAAGTTCCTTCTTCACTTGGTAGCGTACGCCTTCTGTAAAGTATATGGTTTGTGGACCGACTTCGGGGGTCTGAACAGTCATCTTGCCTTTACGACCTGCATAGAGAGTACGGTTGCCGCGCACCTTGAAGTTGGTAATGGCGGCTTCTGCAATCACGGCCTTGCCGAATGGAATTTTCTTCTTCTGTGCCTCATAGTAGTCAGATACAATCTGGTTCATGCCGCGCTTCTGAAGAAACACCATCTGAGCCTGTGGCACGATGAGGTCGGGTGCTACCTTCTTCTGCGTCTCATAGAGAGCATTAGAGAGGATGATGAGTGTTGCGCCAGCAGGAATTTCGGGCGTTGTGCAATACTCATCCGTGGCATTGGCCTTGGGGCCATTAACGGCACGGCATATAGGATTTTCTGTAGTATTGTCTTTGCCCGTAACAAAGAGCATAAGGTCTTTGCCCGGTGTCTTGGTTTTGCCGTCCTCAGCATAGCCGTCCACACCTTTTACAAGCAGGGTGCCATACTCTTGAGGAATTTCCGAGTCATTGGCTGTCAAGGGAACGACAAAATGCTTGGATGCTCCTGCCGTTACCTTGGTGGTCGTGGTAACGCTCGAACGTGGCTCATCAATCATATAGTATTCCACTTCGGGTGAGGTCACCTTTACCTTGCGCGCTTTCAGCATAAGTTGCATAAGCGGGGTGTCGTCACTCTTAAACTTGTAAAGTTCTTGGTCGAGGTCAGTCTGAATAAGATTGCCCGGACCTACTCCGCCTGTCGCACCTGCTACTCCGCTGACGGTTGTGGGTGCTCCCGGCACTTGACTCTGCACACCGGCTGTTCCGGGTGCAGGGGTGGTGGTTGTAGTTCCACCTACTTGTACGGTTTCTCCGTCCATGTCTTAAAATTTTTAGTTTGTGAATAATGTTATTTACTATCTTTTTGTACGAGGTTGCCGGGGGCAATACCGCCTGTCACGCTCGCGAGATTACTTACTGATACTATTGCACCTGGTACTTGGGTACATAGTCCTGCACTGCCCTTGCTAAGGCGCAGCCTTTTCCCCTCTGGAGGAAACTTCACCACTTCTCCCATCACAGTCTCAGCCATTTTTACTTTTCTACCTTTTTTCTTTTACATGGCTTCATTCGCAAGGTCAAATATACTCTGCGACTTCTTCTGTTGGCTCGGTGCACCTCCGTTCTTGCCGTTCAACGGTGCTGTTCCGTCTCCCTTTTCGCGCTTGCGAAGTCCCTCAACAATCTTGTCGTTACGTCCAGCCACTCGTCCCTCCTCTCCTGCATTGGCAACATCTGCATCATGGTTTATGGCATTAACAAACAGCTCCAAGGTCTCGCGCGAAAACTTGCCCATCACACCATCACGCACAACTCCGATGATGGCGTTAGCCACATCGTCTATCTGTTCGTCTGTCATGCCACGCTCCTCTTGAAACTGACGAAGGGTTTCAAGAGTCGTTTCCATGTTCTTCTCGTACTCTTCGTCAAGTTTTCTCGAATTGGCTACGCGCTCCACATACTCCTTGTTTGCTTCTGCAAGTTTCTCCTGCATTTCGGGATTGTCAAGCACATCCTGTATCTCCATGCCGAAGTTCTTCACAAGACCAACATATGGGTCATTGCCATTGTGCATGTCTGCAAGGAACTGCGCACTCCTCGGGTCAGCGGCAAACATGTCTGACATGGCTTTCTCCCTGCCCTTGTAGCCATCAAGGTCATGCTCGTATTGGTCGTAATCATCGGAAATCTGACCATAGATTTCCTCATCGTCCTCGAACTTCTTGTCGGGATATTTCTTTCTCAGTCGCTCCAACTGTTGGTCGCGTCTGCTCTTAACTCCATTGTTTTCAGCCATTATCTTAATTTTCTTATGGTTGTGTAATATTCGTATGCAAAAATAACTATATAAGAGGTGGACTGACTTTTAACTTTTGTGAGTTGGGTTGAGTACCTTTGTATAGGGCGTTTTGCCTTTTCCCAACGGCTCAAAGAGACTTAGAAAGGCATAAGTAAGGCTTAAATCATTTTCTCATTATATGAAATACTTTGGCAGCATTCTTGAATTTACACGCGAACGTAACAACGACCTGATGAGAGTATACCGCGCACGTCTTGCTGAGGCGAGCATCATCGTCATGCCTGTCATTTTTGAATTGGTGGCACAATCTCCTGCCTCACGTTTTTGGGTAAGCGAAGAGAGGGCTGCTATTGTCATTTCGGCAATGGCAGCTGGCAAACCGATGCCAAGAATGAGGAGCAACAAGCGTGAAATGTTTGAGGAGATTTACCGAAGGTTCGTAATCTTGCGCGAGAAACAGCCCGACAAATCGGTGTACGAACTCGTGACGAAGATAGTCAATCAGCCTGCACCGAAATTCTATCTCACACCTCGCACAGTCGGGGAATTTATTTACCGAATAAAGAATGGATGGTATGACAACCAATACGACAGATACAGAGATTGCCAAGCTACTTGCAGAGAATGACAGACGCAATGAGGTGATGTTTGCCAAATTCGACCCTGTCACTGGTGAGGGGTCTATCGGTGAGCGTGTACGAATATGTATCTCTGACTTTGCCATACCCGTCCAATGGCTCCCTGTAGAGATGATGAAAATACAAATGGTGAAGAAACTTGTCAAGGCTGGGTCTATCGACAAGTTTCTTTCGTCTGTTCTACATGTTGAGCCTAACTATGATGATTACATCAAGGTCTCGCGTAAACTCATACGACTACGCTTCAAGTACGATTTTCCCTTCTGGACGGCTACGCTCGTTTATATCCACAACAAGGACGCTGGAAATGACGTGCTTTTCCGTCTGTGGTATCCACAGCGCATCCTCGTATCTCGTTTCGAAGCAAAACGCAAGGCGGGCTTGCCTATCCGCTTAATCCTCTTGAAAGCGCGTCAATGGGGAGGCTCCACGACTACACAGCTTTATATGGCATGGTTGCAGTTCTTCCACAAAAAAGGTCTCAACTCGCTCATCATTGCCCATCAAGGCACAGCCTCCGATGAAATCAAAGACATGTTCGACTTGATGATTAAGAAACACCCGGTAGAGTTTCTCCATAAGTTGGGTGATGTGTATTCCGAGAATGAGCCTAAACTTGTCGGGGTCGGCAAGTCGGGGTCTACGCACCGTGTGCCGCAGCGCGAATGCAAGATTAAAGTTGGCACTGCCGAACGTCCTAACGGATGCCGTGGCGGTGCTTACTCGTTGGTGCATCTTTCCGAGGTGGGTCTGTGGCAAAAGACTGACGGCAAGTCTCCCGAAGACATTGTGCGCTCCGCTTGCTCTGGTATTCTTGCACGGCCTTATACTATGATTGTCATGGAAAGCACGGCCAACGGTACAGGAAATTTCTTCCATCGGGAGTACTCTGCAGCGACCGCCACGGAAGTGAAGTCGCAGTTTGAGGCTCTGTTTATTGCTTGGTTCCAGATTGAGCATTACTCGCTGCCGTTCAACTCTGCCGAAGAACTTCATGCATTTGCCAAGAAACTTTACGAAAACCGTAACAATGCCTATACACCATCCAACCGTGAAGAGAGCGGACGCTATCTATGGTCATTGTGGGAAAAAGGTGCGTCACTTGAAGCCATTCATTGGTATGTATATGAGCGTGCTGGCAAGAACGATTTTGCGGTGATGGCTGCGGAATTCCCGTCTGACGATGTGGAAGCATTTGTCCATTCGGGTACAATGGTGTTCGACAAGTACCTTGTCAAGCGATTTGAGCCATATTGCCGTAAGCCTATGTGCGTTGGCGAAGTGTATGCCGATGCCGACGAGGGCGAGGACGCTCTTACTAATCTGCGCTTTCGCGAAGACCACCAAGGTTTGCTCTCAATTTGGGCTATGCCAGAGACATTCGATGATTACGATGTTACCGACCGCTACCTTACTGTAGTCGATGTGGGCGGACGTTCAAACAAGGCAGACTGGTCTGTTATCGTAGTATTCGACCGTCTAAGTATGATTGATGGTAGCGAGCCTCCGTCTGTAGTGGCGCAGTGGTACGGACATTGCGACATCGACCGTCTTGCATGGCGTGCCGCACAGATAGCTGCCTTCTACAACGACTCGTTGTTGGTCATTGAGAGCAACACATTGGAGACGCACGACAAGGAGCGGCAGGTGGAGGGTGGAGACCAGTCGCAGTATATCCTCAATCAGATTTCCGACATTTATCCGAACCTCTACGCACGCAAGCAGTCAGAAGACGAGATACGCGAGGGCGCACCGCGCAAGTATGGTTTCCACACAAACGTGGCTACAAAGCCGATGATTATCTCTACACTTATCAAAGTAGTACGCGACCAACTTTACATCGAGCGCGACAAACGTTGTCTTGATGAGTACAACACTTATGAGCGCAAACAAAATGGCGCGTATGGTGCCATCACTGGCAAACACGATGACTTACTTATGACACGCGCTATCGGTCTGCATATCTGCTACTGCGAAATGGATATGCCACAATTTGTACCTATTAAAAATCGCACGCTTAGAAAAGATAGAAACCCCGTCTCCGAGGCTTCAATATAAAAATGCCCCTCCAAGTCCCCACGGCTTAGTGAGGCTTAGAGAGGCATAATAAGGCTTAGTGCCTATTGTGGTTGTAACATCTGCTGTGCTTGGTTCACAGCTTCCATGTTTGCACTCTGCTGAACCTGTTGGGCAAGTTCTGGCGATAATCCGTCTGGCACTTGCCCTTGTTGCAGTTGCTCTCTCTGCGACTTAATGCTTTGAAGCAACTCGTCTGCAAATGGATAGTCACCGTGTTCAAGCAACTGCTCCACACTGATGGCCTTGGCTTGCCACAACTGCATCAGCATGTCGTTAGTCATGGCTCGGTAGACTGGTGTTGCGGTGCTTTCTACAATGCTTAGGTCAAACTCTACATCGCGTATCTTCTTCGGGTCATACTCTACAATGGTGGAGTTCTTTCCTGCAATGTTGAACACGCGCGGTGTGTCATAGAACTGCTGAATGTTCTTTACGTCCTTAAAAGCACCGTCTCTGATAAATGCAGAGAACGTGTCAAGTAGGTCAAGCAACGAGGTGGTGGCGTTCTGAGCCTGTTGGTTGTACAAACTTGCCGACATTCCCGAATAGCCAGGCTTGCCCTGCAACGCTCCATTTACACCCGATATATCCTCAAAGAATTTCAATTGCATGTTCAATATCTCAGAGATACCTATCTGCGTGCAATTGTTGGCTATCTGCTGTGGCAGTGCCTGTCCTACCTTAGGCTGCTTTATCATAATGATGCCGTTAAACCTTGCCCACTCGTCCGCAACATCTTCCATCGACATACCCTTGGGCAGACACTCTTCTGGGAACAGCAACACACCTTTGGCTGATGCTCGCATAATCCAGTCGTACATCGTGATAAGGCGGTTTACATAACGTTGCTGGTCTATCACGTTACTTACAAACGAGTGTATCTCACCGTCAATAAAAGGATATGCTTTCCACACATACGGATGACTCTTGTGTTCGTATGGGGTCTCTCCTTCTTCTAATATATCACCGAATGGCGTGAGCATATAGTAGTACCAATACGAGTCCATAAACCACTCATAGCGGATAAGTGGAACATCCTGCTCACTCATACCCAACTCACGCGCCTGTTGCATACGCTTTTCGTTCTCGTCAAGCACAAGTTCTTTTAAGTCCTCTATATCCACCTTGAACACGTCTCCGTTGTTCACATCGTGACAATGCACTCTCGCTTTGCTTTCCTTTCGCCACACCTCGATTACCCTGCATCGACTCTGGTCGTAGGGTACAAGGAAGTCGTAATAGCCTTGCAGAGGATAACCAAAGTTGTCATACATGGCACTTAGATACGATTTATCCTTGGCAAACTTATATATTTCAGCCAAACGGTTATAGTCGTTTGCATCGTGTGCAAAACGACTGCACAGTTCCTCAAACGAGATGTCATGTATCTCGCCCACACAACTGCAGTCCCAACCGCGAAAGTCCCTCATGTTGTTGTCTATGAAGAAATTGTTGGGCTGCACATAGTCGGTCCAACAGTCTAACTTGTTTTGTCGCCAACCATACCACTTGCGTTGTACGACAAAACCCGATATAAGGAACTCTTCGAAGCATCGTGCATTTATCTCAGACATGCGGTTCAGCTGCATGTTGCACTGCAATACTGTGCTCATAGTCTCGCCATAACGCTGCTCGTCTCTGTCTCGAGCCGTACAAGTCGGTTCCTTGGCTTGGCTACGGTATGTACCAAGCACCGCTTGCACCATGCGTCTGATAAGGTTGTTCTTTAACGGCACGTTGCCTTGCTTCTTAATGAGGTCTTCTTCCTTCACCATCTTGCCGTTCACGCATACATAGTCATCCCACTGCCGACCGTAGGTGTAGTTCTTGTTTCTCTCGCGGTCTTTGCGGAATGTCTCCATTGCCAGCCAATACTGCTGTGCTTGCCACAACACCTCAAAGGCACGGTTGTTGCCCAGCGTGCTTTTTGCATGACTCACGCTGTCCAACTCTTTCTGCGGCATCACACGGCTCATTCTATGTAGTTTCTTTGTTGCCATATTCATTGTGTAATTTGGGACGATGCAAAGTTAATCCCTTGCACCGTCCCTCATCGTTTAACTATTGTTGCTTCATTCTGCCGATGTCTTCAAGCATCTTCTCGCGTGTGGAGAACATTACATTGACAAGTCTGTCACGTTCTGCCGCATCCTTGCTGCGCAGGTACTTCTCCGTGAGTTGCCTCATGTCGTGCTTGTATCGCTTCAAGCGCATGTGCTGGCGCATGTCGTTCGACTTGCGTAGCTGCTTCATTCCCTCGCGGTAGGCTGCACGGTCCGTCTTTTTTAACTTAGACAACTCGGTATGCTGCTTAGCCACCTCGTCATAGACAGAGAGCAACTGCTTGGTTTCCTCTGTCTGAACTCTATTGTTCAGCTTCTCCTTGGCTTGTGTAAGCACACGGTTTTGCATAGAGGTTTTAACGCTGTCACGCGCTTCCTCCGAATACGCCCAGCCTGTCAGCGGTGCGCCACGGTGTATCTTGTATTCTGCATACCGCTCGGCTATCTCTGCTGGTGTCATTTTTCCTGCTTCTTCTGCCGTTGCGCCCAACTCGTCAAAATAGATTTTATCGGTCTGACTCTGTGGGCAGTTGAGGATACGAGCAATTAACAAAGCACACTCGCGTGAGGTCTGCGCATCACCTCCACAGTAGTCCATTATAGCTACCACTGCATCGGTAAGCGATTGTGGATTAACTCCAACGCCCGACTGCACAAGCAAGTTCACTACATCGTTCATTGCGGCTACCTTGTCCTTCGGCATCTTCTGAAGAATTGTTGCAAGGTCGCTTGCCAACGGCATATCCTTTACAAGGTAACTCCAATTGGCTTCTCCATTGAGTGCCATCTGCCCGGCTGAACTCATAACGTCACCGCCTGTCAGTCCCTCAATGCTGCCGAACATGGTGTGGTTGATAACATCGTCCCACATATTGCTCTTTTCGTCTTCGTCATCACCTGCAATGAGATATGGCAGATATGCGCCCAAGTTCCAAGCAAATTGCAGAATATAGCCAAATACACCTATTCTTGCTATGTCATGTAAAAGACTTCTGCGGTACTCGCTCTTGGCGTTGTTGTCAGCCTTGTCTGGGTCTATACCGTCTCTACGCATCTGCTTAGCCATAAACTCCTCACTCAATTCCTTGTAGCCAGGTTCAAAGCGATGCTTTATGTTGCGTATGGCATCATAAAGCTGGCGAGTGTACGACATAGACGAATTTCGGAAGATTGTAAACAACACGCTCAACCATGAGCGGTCTGTCTGCATCGTTGAGAGGAACGCGCTTTCACTCGACTGCTGCGTCTGGTTGAACAGTATGGTAGCATCTTGCTTGGCACGCTTCTCTGCAGTATCTTCATCATAGCCGTAACGAAGATATTTCTTCTTCTTGGTCTGGTACATTGAGTGTGCGCCAATGGCTACTGTCAGTGCATCGACAAAGGCATTAGGAGACATACCAATACGTGAGGCGATTTCCACAACATGGTTCTGCCACATCTTCCAGTCCATTTCGCTCTTCATCAGCCTCGGGTCTCCTGCCATGCGGCTCTTCCAACGCTTTTCAAAGAGAGGCAAGTTCTGCATCGACCATTTCCACGCACCTATCGGATTGGCAATGTTAGCTGCAAGATATATCGGATTGCTGTCCGAAAGGTAGGCTGGCATAGAGAGGAACTGCTTTAAGGCAGTGAATACTCTGAAACTCACCTTGGCTGCTGTCACTCCCTTTGCTATGTTCACGGCCGCTTTGTCAAGTTGGGCGATAGGTGGACGGTAGGCTCCTGCTGCCATGCCGCATACATTGCGGAAGTTCTTCCACAGGGTATTGCCACCACCATATACACTCGACATGTTCATTACTTGGTTACGGAAGTGCTTGTACGAAAGCAGAGTGTTCAAGTCGCGGTTGAACTCTGCGAACGCTGCCCAACGCTCCATTTGCTGAACATGGTCCAGTATAACGCTGAAGGCATCTGCCCCCATCACGTCAAGGGCGAGATTGTTACGTCTGCGCTTGATGATGCTGCCAGTTGAGGTGGATGGAAGGGCAGTGTCGGTAGTATCATAGGCTACGTCCACATCTTCCAGTCTCGCATTGGCGAGTATCTTCAGTGGGAAGTAGTTCTCTATTGCAGCCATTGACGCACCGAACATGCGCTTGTGTACCTCGTTGTACTCATTGCGCTTTCCAACGAGGAACTCCTCCTGCATCCAATCGGCAAGTTGCAGGAAACGTGGTTCAACGAAATCTTTGATGTTCTCAACATCCTCTTCGGTGATGCCCATTCTGCGTAGTTTCATGCGTCCGTCTGCCATCTTGTCAACCATATAGATATACAGAAGGTTACCTTGTGTCAGCTCGTGGGATTTTTGCTCGCCTCCGTCCCAAAACGTGACCGTTGCACAGGGCATCTTGCGCTCCATAGCGAAGAGGTCGCCCCATTGCATTTTCTTGCCGAACACCTCACTCACTTTCTCGTCAAGGGTTTTCAAGGCGTTCTGATACCCTGTGTATTCCTTTTCGGTAGCATCCACCCAACCGCGCATATAGCGGTTCCAAAGATAACCTTCACCATTCACGCTCTTCTTGCCAAACATTCTAAGCATCTGGTCGAATGTGCCTAATGGTGCAAGAGCAAAGCGTACAAGGTTGTTGTTGGCTATCTTCTGCACCTTGCTCTCCTTGTGATGTTCGTCAGTAGGACGACCTACCATGTCGGAGTTTGCATTGTGGTGGATTGCCTCAACACGCTGCTTCTCTGCCTCGCGCCATGCCTTGGCTCGCTCGATGCTGCCACCAAGCACACCGCCAACTTGTTCCACAATGCTGCGATAGGCTTCGGCTCGCTCAATCTTGTTCTGGCGGATGGCATCGTTGGTTGCGTCCACATACTCGCGATAAGCATCCTTATCCATCTTACCTGCGTCCATATCTTCCTTGGCTTGCTTGATGCTGTCGCGCAATGCCCTTTCTTCGGATTTACTTTCGGTTATGTCCTCCGCAAATTGATGCGCGAGTAGCAAACCGCTATACTCCAACGCTGCTTCATCGGCTACGGCTTGGTCATCGCTGCCCATGCGGTTCAATGCTTCTGCAATACGCTCCTCAATGTCTGCCTTTGGCAAGGAAGTGGCTTTCCTTACCACTTGCGCAATGGTCTGTCCGTCTGGGTCAAGTTGTCCTTGAACTTCAATACCTCGCGCGTCTACACGACTACCACGAGTTGAGAGCAGTCTGCCGAGCATATTTGCACCCATGCGCAACTGATTATCAACCATAATGTCCATAACTTTTGCTACTTGGTTGCTGATGTCCTGCTTACCATGGGCGTTGTTTACAGCCGAAAGTATACGCTTGGTCTCATACTTACTCAAATCATCGAGTAACCCATTTTCAAGCAACACCTTGGCAAGGTCGGTGATACTCTTCACGGTTGTAAGGTCATACTCTCTCTGGCGTGCCATTGCCTGACGCAACTTGTTAAGATTACCACCGATGGCTCTCATTGCATCCTGCTTGGCTTGCCAGTTGTCAGCGTTGGCTTGGCTTGCCTCAACCTTCATCTTAGTGATGGTTTCTTCAAGTCCCATATCACCGTCGCGGAACATAATGCCCTCATCTGCAACATTTTCGTCAGAAACTTTGGGATTTACAAAATCTTTGACTATCTTTGTCGCAGTATCAAGGACTTGCTTGTCTATTTCCTGCTGAACCGGTTGTGACGCTGAGGAGAGATAAGCGAGTCCTTTTTCTTTATCTACCCACTTCAATGTCTTGTTATTTGCAATCGGTTCTACAATATTTTTGAACTCTCTGCCGTGGAACGAACGCACATCATTCACTTCGAGATATTCCGCACCCTGCTGTATCTGTCTCTTCAATTCAATAGCCACACACACATTTTTGCCATTGCGGTCTCTCATGTCTGTAAGCACACCAATTGTGTCCTCGCTACGTTGGAACACGAATATAGGCGAAGATAAGTGTTGCGGCATATTCATTATGGCAGATACATCTACTTCATGCTTCTTCTCTGAACCTTTCTTTATTACACGCTGACGCATAACAATAGGCAAGTTTGGGAGGAAAGTACGCATTACTCCTTGTGGTCTGCCAAGATGTAGCATCTCATTCTTATCCATTTCGCCATTCTGATAGCGTGTAAGTTCATTGTTGAAACGCTCGTTAGCAGTCTGTTGTTCACGCTTACCATCACTGAACTTAGTATCACCGAAACCTGTCTTCCTGCGCATAACCTCAGTATCAGCGGCATCGAACACGGTAGGCTTACCACCATTCTTCTTACGCTTGTATGCCTCATGCAGAACAAACGCCCAGTCCTTATCACCCCACTTTCTCTTGCCGGGGATTTTCAATCCGTCCAACAATTTTTGTAGAGCCTTTTGGAGCATGGCTTTCAGTTTGCCCCAGAACGTAAGTTCTTCGGCACTCATCTTCTCGAAGCCTTTTTCACCGATACGTCCGGCAAGATCCGCACCATACTCCTCAGTAGCATCCCTTCTAAACTGCTCACGTTTCTTGCTCGCCTCGGCATGTGCCTCAGCCATATCAGCATAGTATGAAGCGTTTGCATCCTCGCCATTGGCTATATGCTCCTTGTGTTTCTTCTCACGTATGCGGTCTACATCGGCATCGTACATCTTCTGCGCCATGCGGTCAATGGTACCGCGTATCTCGTCCTTAGACACACGATAGAGTTCATCAAGGGCATTGTTCAGCTTAGCCTCATCAGGGAACAGCACGCGCAAACCATCGTGACCCACAACCTCATGCACAAACGTATTCTCAACGTCTGCCATGTTAGCATTGTTGGGAACAACAATAGTCACCTCGCCAGTCATAGGATTGAAGCTACCCTTCATTCTGCGCTGGCGCACGGAAGGTAATGCAGCCACTTCTTCCTCTGTACGGATGATGCGCACTGGAGTATGCAGACGTTCGGACAGTTCGGTCACTCTCTCGCTCATCGCACTTTCCATTGCTTCCTTCGGTTCGCCTACCCATTTGCCGGCCATCTTCGCATTGATGCGTGCTATGTCTTCGTTGCTGACGAATGGCGTGTGTCCTTCGCGTCCGGGGATAATATCGCGGCTCTCCCAGTTCTGCTTGTCGAGTGCAAGACTCTCCTCCGGTGTCAACTCCTTGCCGTCAAGTTCAAAGCGGTAACCCATCTTCTCCAACTCTCTGCGCACTTGTGGCACAAAGCGGTTGTAGTCACGGTGGGTCTTCAGCTCCTCACGCTTTCCCGGATGCTTCTTCCAGTACTCGTCAATGAGCTTAGCTTCCTCCTCACGGGTGAGCACCTTGTCTATCTTGCTCCAGCGTGAAAGATACAGCGTGCGGCCATTGTTCCACTGATGGGCACCGGTAGGCAACAGAGCATAGTCTGCGTGGAACGGCTCGTCTATCTCCGATTTCGGGATGAGGCTGCGTACCACAACAAGATTAGGTCTCTTGTATGCCTCGCCAAACTGCGTGTTCAAAGGTGTTTCGATGGCATGGTCGTATGGGTCGTATGCTGCCCACAAGCCCTTGTCTTCGGGGTTTTTCTTCAGGAAGTACTGCAACTGTGCCTCCTTGGTCTTAGGCTTCACGAATTTCAAACCGTCATTGATCTGCAACTCTGTACTCTTTTTGCCGTCAACCATGATGTAGCCATTCTTGTTGAGTTCGTCCAGCTTGCGCTGCTGCTCCTCGGTGAGTTCCACCTTTGGAGGTGCAGAATAGTTCCAACGTCTGCCTTCCAATGTTCTGCGCTCGCCTGTCTCGGCATCTGTAAATGCCATAGGTGAACCCAGTGCATCATCCTCAAAGGCTTGCACATTACGGTAAACAGGAACCAACTCACTCTCCGACAAAGACTCCAGCTCCATTGCCTTAGGGTCGTCAGCATCAAGCAAACGGAACTTGGTCTTGTCTTCTTCCGATTGACCAAGTTTGTTGTACTCGGCATCGAGTTCTTTCTGCTTGGGGAATGGCACATCACCCTTAGGCATGGTCTTCAACATTTCGCTGTTGGTGTCATACTCGCGATGGTACACCTCATTGTTATGGATGATCTGCTCCAACAGACTGCGGAATACAAGACCTGCCTGTGTCGGGTCTTGTGGCATTCGCTTTGTGTAACGGATGCTCCATGCGTTGTTTCCTCCAAGCTGCACCTCGTAGTGTGAAGACAACAAATCATCGCCTGTTACAAACACGACATCGGCACGCTGACCGAAGCCTGCAAGCACCACTTTCTTGTTGTTCTTCAGTTGTTCGAGGATATACTGGCCAGCTTCCTTTGGTTTGTCAAAGTCCTGTCCATAATAAGAACCTTCTACGCACACCTTGACCTTTGAGGGATATGTGCCTTTTTCGTCTGGCTTGAAGCCCTCTCTTTGCAGGTCATGCACATCACTGTCGCTTAACGAGATAAGGCGTTTCAGGTTATCAACCTTTTTCGTCACCGTCTCGTAGTTCTGTCTCTTGCGCTGTTGGTCACGCAAGAAACCGTTGTAAAGTGACTTCAACTTCTTCACCAGCTTGTCTTGCTTTGACTTCTCAAAGATAATTGGGTTACCCGAAAGCAAAGCAACCATCTGTGCAGGGTCTATATTGCCGTTTTCGTCAGCATCGCCCTCGTCAAAGCTACGCTCACCCGATATGGTTCCCATCTTGAACTGTGTGAACATCTTGCCCTTGGCATCAAGCAATTGATACTTGTATAAGTCAAGGCTTCCCTCAGTAGCATAATAGTGTACACGTACCTTATTATTGAGGAAATCGTGAGCCACAACATTGCCCTGTCTGCTACCACGGCCAATACACTGCTCCAAATCTGCAGGTTGCCATGGCACGGTCAGCATGTGCAGGTCGGTGATGCGTGTCTGTACATTCACACCGGTACCCATGTTTCCTGTTCCGCCAATGAGAATACGCACTTTACCGTCACGCACCTTTTGGAACAAGGCCTCCTTTTCCATGTCGTCCTTAACCTGCTGAATGTAGGCTATTTCTTCACGGGGTATGCCGTAGTCCTTTGTCAGTCGGTTGATAATGTCATGATAGGCATCATATTCCTTTTTATCCTTGCTTGGTACACCAAGCTCACAGAACACAAGCTGCACGCCTTTTTGCTCCTTCATTTCGTCATACGACTTCTTGATGTTGTCACAGCAATAGGAAATCTTACCGACACTATCGTCCATTTCCGGGAATACAAGACGCGGACTGACTGCTGCCTTTGCCGATATGCCCGATGCGACAAGTCCCCATGGGAATTTCTTCGGGTCTTTCGGATGAATACCGAAATAGCTGCCGTCCTTGGTCTGAAGCATATTCACAACCTCGCGGTTTATCTCGGCCACGGCATCTGACTGCGGCACAATCACCGTCTTGCCGTCCACCTTTGGCTTTGGCAGTTGCAGGTTGTAGTCGTTGCGCACATCGGCAATCTCTGCATAGAGCTGCGACAATTCTGGAACATTGTCGAAATAGCGGAAACGGTCTTTCATCTTGAACTCGTTGGAAACACCAGCCTCTAACTCTGACGAATGTACGGCAAAGGTGCTTGCCCATGCGTCAAAAGTCGGCATACCCAACTGCTCCAGTTTGCGCGGACGCAAATAGTTGAGCAAGTTGTATATCTCAACAAGAGAGTTGGTGATGGTCGTTCCCGAAAGGAACACTGTTCCCTTGTCACCTTGGTGCATCTTCTGCAAGTGACGGATGCCAGTAAGCAGAGCAACGGCTTTGTTTGAACCTGACGCTTCACCCAATCCAGCCACGTTCTGGTAACTGGTGACATAGGGCAATGACTTGAATCTGTGGCACTCGTCCACAAACAGATAGTCTATACCCATGTTCTCAAAGCAGAACTCGCGGTCAGTGCTACGGTCAAGACGTTTCTCCAACTTGGCGTGTAGGTTCTGTCTGCGCTTTTCAAGCGATTTTATCTGTCGCTTGGTGAGCTGGCTCTTGTCGCCCGTACCATAAAGGTATTCTATCATGGCATCGAGCTGTGCGAGCTGCTCATTCACGACTTCGCTTTCTGCCTCCTCGGAGTGCGGTATCTTGCAATATTGATCATGACTAACGATGATACAGTCATAATCGTTGAGCGAGATATTAGCGAAGAACTTCTTGCGGTTCTCTGTACTGAAGTCCTTTTCTGATGGTGCAAGAACACGCGCGGTAGGATAGGCTTCCTTGAACTCGCGTGCTATCTGTGGCACAGTTGACTTCAATGCCACAATCATAGGTTTCTTGGCTATGCCCATTCTGCGCATTTCCATAATAGCTGACTGCATTACAAGTGTTTTACCTGCACCTACGATATGATCAACAATACCGCCTCGGTTGTTGATGAGCATCCATACGGCATCTTTCTGATGCGGACGGAGTTCCTTGCCCATCAATCCGGGTACGTTGAGGTGTGAACCATCCCACTTGCGGAGCACAATGCGGTTGAAGCGATCGTTATAGGCTCTCTCCATCATCTGTATTCTGGCATCATCACTGGGCAACCATTGCTCAAAATGCTCTCTGAGGTCGGCTACCTTGCTGTTGGCAAGCTCGGTAGCCTCTTGGTCTATCCATGTGTTGCCGTCTTTGTCCTTACGCACAATACGGAAGTCCTTGTCTTCAAGTGCTGCTTGGAATATCTCCTTGACGCTCTTGTCTGCTGTTTTCCAATCATCTGCCTGTCCTCCCAGTTCCTTTGCTTCAATATTGATTTCAAAGGAGTCGGTTTCGGGAACGTACACCACACCACTCTTGATGATTTCCCTACGCTCACCATCAACCCACTCATAGTTGCGTGAAGACGATGCGTGCAATCCAAGGGTCTCTTTTACAAAGTCGTTGAGAACTTCTTGCGGTATCCATCGCGCACCAAGGTGTATTGTGATGTCGTCGAATGGTATAGTGGCAGGTTGCACCTGTTCCAGCTCCTTGACATTGCGCTCAAAGGTCGGGTCTGTTGCAGCTGCGGTCTTTGCCTCCTCCAATTTGGCTACTACATCGCCACTGAGGTATTCATCGCGTGTTACATAACGGTCTGTGGCATTCGGCTCCTTGAATACAAGGTCACCACACTGCTCAAACCAGTCTGCGCCCAATGCTTTTTCGATATACTCGCCACGGATTTCACCATATTCTGCCAATGAGGTGGTTATGGCTTCCTGCGGTGTCTTGGCATCTTCAAGTTTGAGGGCTGGCTTGATGGTGTTCTTGGTGAAGATGTCGGACAGCCCTTGGAACTTGCCGCCTTTCCATACTTCAAGTGCTTGCAGTGTATAGCCGTCAATGTCACTCAGGACAACAGCGTTGTCCGTGTCCTGCAACTTACCGAACTTGCTGACGAACTCATCATAGGCTCGTTTGAGCTTGGCACGTAGCATATTGAGCTTCGTGTCAGAAAATCCGTCAATCTGCCCTGCAATGAGTTCTTTCATAGCGGTGCGTACCTCTCCCATGCCAATGATACGCTTCTTCTGCTTAGCCAGCTGTGGCTGCTCCTCAAATACTCTTGTCACCTCGCCATACTCATTCTTGGTAGCGGTCAGCACACCGACCTTGCCGTCTTGAATGACAAGGTTGCCAGTACTTACCCAGTTACCATCACCCTTGTACTCCTCACGAACGGCTTGTTTAACCTCACGTGATGTGCGTGTGGTGTCAAAGAGCATTCCCTTGCGGTCGCCAACAATGCGCTTCACTGCTTTCTCCACTTCCTTGGATATCTGGTCGGTGGTCAGTTCGCTATGCAAGCCGAAACTCTTGTCGTTATATTGGTTACCTGCCACTACATCGCCTATCATGTTCTTGCGGTTGCTCGCATAGTAGGCATTGTGCGACACCTTTTGCTTCTCACCATTGCGCTTGTTGGGTGCAGTGGTCTCGGCAGAAGACAAAAATGCTTGCTCTCGTGCAACATAGTCGGGGTTCTCGCGTGTCTTCTGCGCATCCTCTTCATCTTTCCACTTGCGGATATAGATGATGTCGGCCATTGCGCCTGTGCCTTGGAATGTATTGTCGGGCAGTCTGACAGCTCCGAGGAACTCGCCCTGCTCGGCTATGTATCTACGGATATGCTGGTTGCTCTGCGTGTCCATCACGGCAGGACTTGTCATCATGGCAACAATTCCGCCGGGGCGTGTAAGTTCGAGCATCTTCACAGCATAGTAGTTGTGAATTCTCTTCTGTGCCGACCGCTTAACAGGGCTGTTGTCGTTCTTCCATGTCGGGTCGTTTACTTCGATGTCACCAAATGGCACGTTACTTGTCACCACATCTTGCGAGTTCGGTGTGAGTTCCGACTTCTCAAAGCCACAAATGCGCACATCAGCATCTGGATAAAGGGCGCGTGAAATCTGTCCCGAAAGCCAGTCAAGTTCAACGCCAGTTATCATTGTGCGCTCTTGAATGTCTTTGGGAAGTGTTCCCTCAAAGATGCCGTTGCCCATTGAAGGATCGAGGAAAGTGCCGCCTTTGAAACCTGCAAGCGAAAGGAAAGAGTTCATCGCACTTGCAATCTTGGTCGGGGTATAGTATGACGATAAGGCAGCTCGCTTGATACCTGCAAACACGCCTTTCTTACCATCTGGGTCAAGCGTTTCTATTGCATTTGCAAGTCTGCGGTATGGCGAATTGCCGTAGGTGTCCCTACGCATTTGGTCTACAGAATAGAACTTGCTCAATTGGTCTATCTGTCCCCAACCACGGAAACGAGAAAGTATCTGCTTTTCTTCATCAGTGGCCTTACGTCCCTCTTTGAAGAGTTTGGCTATTACCTCAATGGCTGACACGTTGCCCTCCAAACGCTGTGCAGGAGTGTAGTTGTCGGCTTCATTGCCGTCTGTGCCATAATGGAAGTTATTTGTAAACTTGCGCACAAGTGTACGCTGCTTCTTTACGGCAGAAGGTCTACTTCCCTCGCCAGTGGAGCTGGCAGGTTCTCCCGAAGAAAGTTCTTTTCCTCCTCCGTCAATCTCTCCTGTCTGAACAGTGCGCGGTCCAGCAACTCGTCCACGCTCATTTGTGGCTCCGTTGGAAACTGTTCCATCAGCTGCGCTCTCATCACGTCCCCGATTTCCGACTGGTGGTTGTATTCCCCCGACCTCATCAGTTCCATGTACTGCTCCGTCAGCTGCTTCTCGTCCGTTTTCACGGCTTGCATCAGTTGACCGCTCTCCGTCAGTTCCTGCAACTGCTGTGGTGCGTTCTGCTCCATCAGTTCCAGTTTCATCAATGCCCACGGTGTCCGGGCGTTCTGCTCCAGCCACTGTTTGGCTTGGGCTACTGCTATTGCTGTCTGCTGTTTCATTATTATTTGGTTCATCGAACAACCCGGCAAACAAATCACCTACTGGCTGCTCTGGTTTAACTTTTGATGTCTTCACTTCTGAAGCTTTCATTCGTTTGTTTACATAATCAAGCATGGCTTGATATGCATCTCGCATGTTTATGAGTCCATGTACGGCCTTTTCATGACGTTTCAAATCTTCATCATTCTTAATACCAACAGCTGCACCCTTTTCAAGAACGCCCAATCTGCGTTTGGCTTTAGTAACCATATTCTTCAAAGTCTTGACATTCGGAAGCATACCCTTGTGTTCTATTCCGTCTATAAAATCATCATAGGCTTTTTGGTATATTCCAAAGCCATTATTATCTATAGGCGTTTTCTCGCGCTCCGTCTTGGCTTCCTTGGCAATGCGCTCCGCTTTTTGGAAGATGTCCTCATTCTGCGGTTCGGTTGGCTTTTCGTCCTGCACCTTGAACATTCCCGATTTGAGCATCTCCTTAAACTTGGAAACCTCATTGGTCGTGTTGTAGTGCATCTTGACATCTTCAAACGAGGCATACTTACCCACAATGTACGTACATTTGAGTATAGTGTCTCCCGAGTCATAGACGAATGTGCGACCAACCCAAGACTGCGGATTGTCCGCAATGTTACCACTATTTGTGTTTGCTTTCGGTTTATGGCGCAACTGCTCTGGATGAGCATTAACCCACAATACAGGAGCAAGACCAGTGTCAATACGGATGCCTCCCTCATCGTTAGGCTGAGCTACTACTGCGTCTTTCCATGTTCTACCACCGTCAGGTGAATATTGCACCTTGTCGCCAACTTTGTACTCACCATCTGCAACCTCAGTACGCTCAGGTATATACTTGTAGGCTTCACGCTGCACCTTATCCAACAGTTCTGAATACGTCACGTCATTGTTAACCCATTCATTTCTGCCATTGCGGTCATTACCAGTGCTTTCAGGATTTTCAACACGGAACATGATGTGAGTAACTTCAAGGTCGCTGCCTCCAAAGCCTTCTACACCTTTGGCTGCTCTTGGTTCAACGCCTATTGTCAGATACAGCTCACGTCCCTCTGCCAATGGCAAGTGCATACTAACATCACCTCCTGCAGGAGCAATGTTTGCCACAGCAAGCGGTTTCGTCTTGCGTTTACCTTTCTTGTCTGCCTCTCCGTGTGTAGCCTCGAAGCGGTCAAGACCAAGGTCGTCAATCAGCTGACTTGCAAGGTTGGCTGCATCCTTGACGGCTTTCTTTTCAGCATTACGCATGTAGCCGTATGCCTCGTTGTAGTCCTTCTCTACCTCGTCAGCCTCATAGTAGCCAAGTAGGGCAAGCTGCTCATTTACCTTGTCGAGAGTTTCATCTACTCGCTCTGCTGCTCCGGTGAGGGCTTGCTCGTCGCTTGAAGTTTCTGCGAGAGCCGTTGCTTCGCTTGCAACAGACTTTGCTTCTGCTGCAACAGCATCTGTATTTGCTGCTGTCTGCTTTTCGGTTTCTTTTCGTTGCTCATTTCTTGTTGCCTTTAGTTCATTGTTTGCTTTGTCTGCAGCCACTTGTGCCTTGCCTTCCTCAACTATCATGTTGGCTTGCGCCATCACGTCCTTGTATGGCTTATCGAAGTTCTCCACATCAAAGGCATCAACTTCCTCTGTAGGAGTAAACATCGTTTGGTCATAACCAGGAATACGTTTTGCACCCTCATAAAACGATTTCAGCCACGGCTTGATTTTATAGCCGAGACGGCTGACCATTGCCTTTGCAAATTCGGGGAATTTCACAAAGCCTTGGTCAATATACCCCAATGAGTAGTTCACACCTGCATTGTACACAAAACGTCTCTGTTGAGAGGTCATCGCATCGGGGTCACGGAACTTTATGCCTCCGTCCAACTCTTCATCGCCAATACCAAGCAATTCACGAAGAATGTCCTCATCATGCTTCATTTCATCAGTAATGACAAGTTTCTTCTCACCATCCTGCTTTGGTTGCTCAGCTTTAGTCGGCTCTGATGGCTTCTGCTCTGCCACATCTGCGACCTCTACACGGTTTGCAGGTTTCTTGGCTGCGGTCTTCTTGCTTGCCGTTGGCTTCTTTGGCTCCACGGCATCGCGAAGCTCCTGCGCTGTCATTGGCTGATTATCTGCAACGGCTTCCTCATTACCAACCATTTCAGCGGCCTTGCGTGCGTCCTCTTCGCTACGGAACATCCAACCACCGCTCTCACGGTCTTTCCATCCGCGTGCAGGGGCAAAGCGTCCCTCCCCTGTACGCTCTTTAGCAAACTCCTTGACGGCACGCTCTTGGTCGGCTGTCAAGTCATTGTCAAAGGTAAGGAGAGAAACATCGCTCGTCTTGCCCTTCTTGTTGGTATAGGTTGAAGGAGTGATTGAATAACCCTTGCCCTCACCCTCATCTGCCACAGGCATAGAAAGGCTTAGAGAGGCTTCAGAAGGCTTATTGCCCACTGTCTCTTTCTTCACTCCTGCATACTCTGCAAATGGCTTAGTCTTTCTCTTGCTCGACTCTATCCACTTCTCAAAGTCTTCGAGGTTCACTGCCGTCACGTCAATCCTACGACCGTTCTCCCACCCATTCTCATAGTTGGCAAGATAGTCGCTCTTTGCTTCGTCAGCATCATTGAAACCAAGCATGACCTTATGCTCATCAAAGCTGCCATCTGGGTTGTACTGGTCCACGACAAACACCTTGCGTCCGTTCCAACCGTCAATATCATTGGAGAGGAACACGTCAATATGGTCTCCGTCAACACCCACTGCACCACGAATGTAGCCGTAAGCGTTGTTCATCTTGCTTTCCCATTGCTTTCCGTCAGCATCAGTACCCTTACGCACACTACCCTGCGGTTGCTCAATGGTAATGTCAAACGTACCCACTTGCACATGTCCCTTCTTGTAGTTGCCAGCTTCTTTTTGCGCCTCGGTTGGCTCAGTGTTCACTTCGGCTGAGGCTGCTTCAATCTGAGCAGACAAAGTTTCTTCCTTGACAGGTTCATTCTCGGTTACTGTTGACTGTTGAGGCTCTGCACTGCGTTGTACAGCATCCTCAACTTGTTCAGTTGTCTTGCCTCGTCCACGCTGTTCTGCCTCGGCTTCTGCGTTGCGTTTTCGCTCTGCAATGGCTGCATCGATGAGGGCTTGTTGTTCTTTTGGTGTTGCATTTCTGAAATGTTCGTTAATGGTGTTGAGTATAGTTTCCTTTGAAGTCACATCGCCTGTAAACATATCCAACTGACCACCTGCAGGTGCAGTTGATTGAGCATTGTAAGCCGACAAGACCTTGCGAAGGTCACTCGGTTTACCGCTGTTCAATATGTCGGCAAGCAACAATGTCGTTCCGTCTGTAACGCGGCTGTCTCCGTATTCATCATCAAACAGACCTTGCTGTCTGCCGAATGGAGACACAGGCACGCCCTCCTTGTAAAGGTCGGCATCATGAGCCTTGGCTCTTGCCACAAGGTCAACGGCTGCTCCAAGTTCTTGACTCAAATCATAGCCATTCTTGGCAAGTGTGCGGTTGTGGGCTATCTCGTTCAAGCCCATAATGATTGACTGACGCAAGGTTGGTGTGGCGATAATCTGACGCACGGCATCGGGCGAAGTCTGAAATACCTTGCCTATAAGCGTATTCTCAATGAGTTCCTTTCCTGCGGCAGACAGCGCATTGCCAGTGCGCATCTCGGGCAGCTGCATCTCGTTTATTACTCCTGCTCGCTGCAGCTGACTGATTGCCGAAGATATTGCCTTTTCGTCTGTATAGTAGTCCGATAGACGGTCATAACGACTGATGTCACCAACAATGCTGTTGAATACATTGTCAGGAACTACTTTTCCGAGTTTCACCGCTTGTTCGGGTTTGCTCTGCTTCTTCTGACTTTCTGCATTAAATCGCGCGAATGTTGAGGCATCGTAAGGAAGTTCTTCATCTGGAACGAAAACAACACGCGGATGCTTCATTGCACCAATCTGTTCGGGAGTAAAGCCATACATCTGACCGAACTCGCGCAAATGGTCAATATACGCCTTATCTGTTCCCTGCTGTGCAGCCATATCGCCCGACATGGTGCGGTTGTTACCAGAAAGCACAATACCATCCTTGCTGACAATAACTGGCGACTGCAATGCACGACTATCGTAACTTCTTGCAATGTCGCGAACAATCTGCTGTGCATCCGTGTCTCGCTTGTAGTCACGGTCATTTACACTCTCGCCATTCTCGTCAATCGGGAAACCTTCGGTCGGTTCATAGGCGTTGTTTATATCATGGCTTGCTGATGCGGCACCTGCCTCTGTTAGAACATAGTGACCGCGAAGAGTGGAACCATCTGCAAGGGTGATAGCGTTAGGATTACCCTCAACCTTGGTGGCACCATCCCACTTGGCCTTAATCTTCGGGTTCACCGCATGAGTACCGATTGCCTCTTGCTCGGCTGCTTTCTCTGCAGCAATGCGTTTCTGTTCTGCAAGCTGAGCCACTGCTTCATCATGAAGTTGCTTGTCACGCTCACGCTGCTCTGCCTCCTGCTTTTCACGCAAAGCACGCTTGCGCTCGTTCATGAGAACATAAATGCGAGACCATGCACTTAGAGTCTCCTCTGCTTCTGCCACTTGTACGTTGTACTGCTCCATGGCTGCATTGTAGTTGGCATCGGCTTCCTGCTGTGCCTTTACCATTGCCATTGGCGAACCTTTAAGTGCAGGGGCTTTCTTGGTTGGCTGTTTCTTCTTCAGAGCATCAAGGGTTTTCTGTGCTTGCTCCACTTGCGCATTGACAATGGCTGTGGTATTCGCCTCATTTCCACCCGTAATCTCGTTGAGCGCATCAAGAGCTGTCTCCTTATCGGCTTTCTCAAACATACGTTCCTGTGTCTCCTCGTTGATGGGAACACGCTCCAATGCTGTAGGCTGACGCTTTGCCTCATCTTCCTTGCGATGCTGCTCCTGCTCCAACATCTGTTGATTGTGCTGTTGCAACTGCTCAATCTGCTCTTGCGGAAGAGACACACCGTTGTTGCCTTGTGTTACTTCATCGAAAGCACCTTGGGCATACTGATGCAACTGCTCGTCAGTCATGGGCTGTTGTACATTCTCGCTCTCATTCTTTACATTTTCGGGCGTTTCGGGTACGCTTTCCTCCGAATTTGGTACACTTTCCCCATTCTCTGTAGCACCAAGCATGGCTTCATGCTCAGCTTGAATATTGGCATACGCCTCGTCAAGTTCACTCTGTGGGTCTATAGGTTCGCCCACATTGAATATTTGGTCGGGACTGGTAAACTGGTATTCACCTGTCTCGGCATCACAAATGACAATGCTTTTGTCGGAATTTTGTACATCAACGCCCGAACCATCGGGAAACATCACGACATTACCCTTCACTATATAGACAGGCTTATCATCCACTTTCATAGTGGCTGTCTGCACCATACCGTTGTCCTTGTGGGTATGTTTCTCCACATTGGCGGCTACCTCCATACGCTTGTTCTCCAAAGCATCGTTTGACGCATCTTGCACACCATCCATCGCAGCCTTTGCGTTAATGTAATAGAGCACCGCGTCTCTTTGGTCGTCAGTCAGTTCGGGGTCGTTGGCTAATGACCACGGATTGTCCTCCATTTCTGCCATGCGCATTTCAGCATCAGTACCGAAAGCATCCTCACATTCCTTATACGCCTCCTGCATACGCAATGCGATAGCATCAATCTCTGCTTTTGCGTCCGCATCACCCTGCTCTACCTTGTCCCACAACAAGCGCGACTGGTCGTAAATGGCTGATGCTCCTGCCATATCGTCCGACATAGGCTGTTCGTTCTCGGCTTTCTGCTCGGGGAACAGCCGCTCAATATAATCCTGCACAGCTACCTTTTCGGGTTCGGTACGCTTGCTCGGCTCTTTCTTGATAGCATCATCAACATCAACGCCAGTTTCTTCCTTGATGGCAGCACGGATTGCTTCGGGGCGTTCTGCATCTGCCATGCCCTTGTTCTCTTCCATGAATTTGTCGATAGCATCAACCATCTGTCCATAGTTGGCGATTGCATCCTTGTCGCCCTCCTTTGCTGCTTGGTAGTTGCGTTTGACGGTTTCGAGGTCTGCACCAGGCGCAATGGCTTCAACGGCTGCTTCCCATACCTTATTATCGGCTTTCGCTTCGGTGTAACGCTCACCGACATCTACCGAGTTGAGTTCGGCTTGGCGCATGATTATGTCCTGCTCCTTCTTGGCCAAAGTCTCGTCTGCAAAGCGTCTGCTCGTCACTACCTCACCATTGGCAGTGACGGACTTAACGAAGATATTGCCGTTCTCGTCCTGCTCCGTGGTGTACCCGGTAACACTGCCCATAGGCAACTGACGACCAGTGAGGATATAATAAGCCTTGGCTCTCGCACTTTGGCTCACATTCGGGTCTTGCATGAGGCGTTCCATAGCCTCATAGCCATCAAACTCGGGGTGCTGCTTGAGCCACTGCTTGCCCAAATCCTCAACCTTGGCTTCTGGAATGTCAAGATACATTACCTTTCCGTCCTTAGTTGTCGGCTTTGACTTGGGCTTGGGCTGCTGTTTTGGTGTGCGAGTGAAGAGAGTAGCAAGGTCGCCATAACCATACTTCTGCAACTCCTCACGCTCCTCCTTGGTGAAAGCCATGTCGCGCGGACTTGCGTCCACCTGCTTGCGCAACCTCTCAACGAAACTCATGCGGTTGTGGTTGCGCTCCTGCATGGTCTGTGGGTTCTCAATAGGTCGCAGTCCTGCAATGACACGAGGGGCGGACTTTATCATGTGCTGCCCCTTGAAACCTATCATCATCGCCATGTTGTCCGTCCACACGTCCATCGCATCGCCATCACCGCTAATCCATTCTGGTATGGAGAATATCGTACCTTCGGCAACAGTGGAGGTCGCGAGTTCTCCTGCACGGATACCAACCTTTCCTGCCGTGTTCGAGGTAGCCTTGACCCACTTATCCGCTACATTACCCAACAATGGCGATGCCGTGCCTGTAACTGAACCGAGCAAAGTGCCATGCAGGGACGATTTCAGCACATCACCTGCCGAATATCCCTCGTTCTCGCCTGTCTGTGGGTTGATGTGTCCGCCATGCAGCCACTGGCTTTCGCCCTCCTTGATGCCCTCGTATGTGCCAAGGTTGCCAGCACCACCTGCCATGCCAGCCACGACACGTCCAGTCAGCGTATTGCCAAACAATCGTGCGCCTACATTGGTGGCTGTTTTTTTCGCCACGATGCGACCGCCTATATTGAGTGCAGTCTTACCTGTAAATGAGCCGACACCGCCAGATATATAAGTAGTGGGGTCAAACAACATACCCGTCACCGTACCGCCTATCTGCGCCAAACGGTGGTTCTTGCCGTATTCGCCCATTGCAGCCTCGTATGCCGCCAAGTCGCCAGTCGTACCAGCCTCGCTCCGAGCCAATCCCTTGCTGATTGTACGCAAGAGGTTCATGTCAGCTGCTGTCTTGGCGAAGAACTCCAACGTACTCTTAGGAGTATTCTTTGCCACAGCATACTTATATACGGCATTATCCGACAACTGGCGAGCCATAGCGGAAGCCGAGTTCTGCAACTGCTGTTCGGTTGCGGTGGGGTACTGCTTTTTCAGTTGTGCATAGCATGATGCGGTCATCTGCTTGCCCACACGTCCCCACGCATTATCCATCATCTTTTGCAAGTCAAAGCGTGTGAGGTGTGACACCTCATTCTTGTGTGAGTTGGTGGCAGCATCGACAATGTGCATCTCACGCCCTGCATGAAGCCACGGATTGCCGCCATACACCTCCTCCGCATTCTTGTTGCGGTCAGCTGCATACTTTGCCTCTGCCTCTTTCCATAAGGCTGCAACGGCTGCATTGGCTGGCTTCTGTGCCGCATCAACCTGTTGGTCATTCATATTAAGACCAAGAGGTTTGCTTGCCTCCTGCCGATAGTGGAAACTCTCTGCATCAGCCAACGCCTTGTTGTTGTATCGGTTGCCAGTCGGTGTGATGTAGGTCTGTTCCAACTTGCCTGTGCGTGGATTGACCTTGTAACCGCTTTTCTTTGTCTGACCAAAGCCAAGACCAACGCCATACTCCTTCATGTTCTTCATGCGCTCGTTGGTGTCGGCTATCATGGCTTGCGTCTGCTGTTGCATCTGCTGCACTTGGTCAATCATCGCCTGACGTTGTGCAGGGGTAAGCGGTTGGTCTTTCTTCGGCTGTTGCTTGGCAGGTGCCGAACTTGCCGCAGGTGTTACTGCTGGCTTCTGCTGTCCAGAAGATGGGGTTTCCTTCTTGGGTGCCAGTGCCGCCTTGGCAAAACCGATGTTACTCTCAAATTCTGCGTACGGCTCCATATCGTAGCCGTCTTTCACCAATGCGTCATAAGCGGCTTTTCGCTTCTTGGGGTCTTTAAGGTTCTCACGGAACTGTGCCTCTGGCTCCATGGCGTATCCGTCCTTGACGAACGTATCGTATAGGTTCTTTACCTTGTCATTTGGATTTGGCATATTCGTTTGTTTTTATTTTGTTGGACTTTTTTTCCCACCACCACTTCCTGTCGGGCTTGGTCTACCTGCATAGCCACTTTTCTTCTTGTGGGTAGTAGTGGACTTGCCGTTGATCTCACTGTCAGTCGTAGAGGTAACATCTTGGTACTCAAACGTACCATGTTGCTTGGCAAATGTCTCCGCAGCTGCTGCCGTTCTGAACTTGTGTTCGCGTCCATTCTCGTCCCATGCACTGAACTCGTCGTTGTTGGAGCGGTCGTGCGCTCTTGCCGAAGCATAATGGTCTGTAGCCGCTGCCCGGCTTGATGCAGCCGACGCTCTCTGTGCCTCACCTCGTGCCTTTTCGGTATCAACCTTTGCCTTGTAGAGGTCAGGAGCATTGTCCGCTTCTGCCTTGGCTGTAACAGCCTCCTGCTCGGCTTTAGTAGCCTTACCAGCTTGCTCACGCTGCTTGTCTGGCTGCAATGCCGCAAGCCATCCGTGCTCCTCTTGTTCACGTTGTGCCTTTTCACGTGCCAATTTTTGCTTTTCCTGCTCAGCTTCCATCTCTCGCAAGGTCTTGGCACGCTCATTCTGTGCGTCACCGATTTTGAGTGAATACTGGAGGTATTTGTCCGCGTTGGCTTGTCGTTCAGCTTTCAGCTTCTCCAGTTTCTCCTGCAATGGCGTGAGCTGGCTTGCCTCCTTGTGGTCATACATGTTAGGAGCACCGCGAGTAGTGAAGAAAAGGTTGCTCAACGCTTGCAGACCATCGCTGACGGCTGAAACAATCTTCGCTGACTTCTCCCTGCGTTCTCTCTTCTTGCGTTCCTCCTCGGTTTCCGGCTTCACGCGGTTAGCGGCTTCCTGCAAGGCTGCTATCTGCTGGTCGTAGCCCATCGTGTCGTTATGTGGCGACACACCGGCTGGCTTGTCGGCAGGTGGTGCCACATCTGTCTTTGGGGGTTCCTTCGACTCCGACGGCTCCGGCGCATTGCCTCCGCTGTTCTGCTCAGTCCATGCCTCCGTCCCTTTCGGTGCCGGTTCTGGCTGTACAGGCTGCTCGGCCCAGTCAAGCGAACCTTTAGGTGGGGTATATCCACCATCATTGCCCTGCTCGTACTGTTCCTGCTGTTCTTCTGTCCAATTACTCATGTCGAATGTTTTTAGAAGGCTCCAGCAATCCCTGCACCTGCTTTGGCAACGCCCTGCACGGCTTGACTGATGGCTTGTGCCTTGTTAATCTCCAAATTGTTCAACGCTTCGTTGATCTGCGAGTCGCGCTGCTGATAGGTCTGCTCAATCTGGTCTTTGCGGTTCTCCGCATTGACAGCTATCTGCGACGTTGCATCGGCCAATGCTTGTGCGTTCGCAGCCTTGGCTGCTGCTGTGCTCTCGTCAGTACCGCCCATCACGGCTTGGGCACCTGCCGCCTGTCGGTTGCGGTTCCTGATGCTCTCCTCCGTCTGGGTGAGTATGCGCTGAGCGTCCGCCCTCTGCGTCGCATCCTCGTTATAACGACGGTCATACCAGTTCTGGTTGGCCTCCTTCTGTGCTTGGAGGTTCTTCTTCACTCGTCTCATCGCCTTGCTTGCGCTGATGCCGCCAAAGATGCTGCCGGCTGCTCCGAGTGCGCCTCCTGCTATGCTACCAATTAGTCCCATATCGTTATATGTTTCAAAAGTTATAATTCGTGCGCTAAATTAGTAATGTATCTTTGCCCGGTACTTTTAACTTTTGCGCCAACGGCGCAACACAAAACATAATCAATATGAAGGGAATGAAGACCGGTGGCCGGAAAAAGGGCACACCAAACAAGGAGAACCCAATAAAAGGGTTCATCAAAACACATTCCTTGGCATACTTCGAACCCAAGGAAATGGTTTGCGACGACGGTAAGAAGCGTACAATGTCAGACTTCGATTGCGACATGATGATGCTTGCACCCGACGATCGTGTAAACGCAGAGCTGCGCTTGCTGGAGTTCCACACACCAAAGATGAAGGCTATCGACGTTGACATGAACGCACACGTCAGTGTACGCACAATCGAAGACAAACTGCGCGTCCTTTGTGGCGAGGAAGAAGATGATGACGACGACGAGGACGATTAAGCCAGTCTCTATTTCATCTACTTTTAGACCGACTCATTTTGTTTACTCATAGTTTTTTTAGGCTTCGACCTGTCCGTGAGGATGGGTCGTTTTTTATTTCCAAACTCTTCAACAAAAACCCCTATGGGGTTATTTCAGAAACCCCTAAGGGGTTATTAAAAACGCAAAACAAAAACCCCTATGGGTAGGGTGTTCAAAATCCTCATAATTTTTATGTCCAAATTATTCCAAAAATAGATACCTAACTAACAGTAAATCAACAAACTGCAATTTTAAAATCGTGCAGGATTTCCATTCCGATACATTATGCATATAATTGTTGCA